CATCGTACATTGCATTGTGAAATATTTTAGTTGATGGTGCATTTAAAAGATCTTGAAACCATTTTAAAACCATCTTACGGTCCATGTTACCACCACCGTGGTGAGCTATAGGAAAGTATCCTTTGTAGTTTGATGTAGCTACAGCTATCCCAATAACTTCTCCGTTACCAATGATTGCTCCAGATCCTTTTTTAATTAAATCCGGGTCTCTTGTTTCTAAGTCAATAGCAATTTCATCAACCTTAGTTAAGTCCGGTAGTTCTGTGGGTATTACCCATTCTGTCTGGGCACTAAATACTGGTATTTTCATACTATTGTTATACTCCTACTTTTTCCAGGTAGTTTTGTTATCCAACCTCTATCCTGCAACTGATTAATTTTTGTAAAAATTGTACACTTAGTTGTACAACCAGTTCCTTCTTTCATTTCTTCATAAGAAGGTGCCATATTATTTTTATTAATATAATCTTTAATAAAATTAAAAAGCTCCCTTTGTTTTTTAGTTATACTAAATTTTTTCATAATGTTAAGTAGCAAAGAATCAATAGGCAAGTGAATAGCCCCATGTAAAATGGTATATGATTATTTGGTTCCATAGTCCCTTTCAATTATCATTTCTATAAAGTGAATCGCTTTCTCTAGGTCTTGTTTCTTCCCTTTCAGTCTGTGTCTGACTATGTACTTTATAGCACAACCTTCTGGATAAAGCAATTCGTTCTCTATTACAAATTTACTTGGCTGTATTTTAAAATTTTGATAGTGTGAACCACCAATTTGTTTATCGTATGCTTTAGATGTCATAACCTTTGTCCTCCCTTTTTGCTTCCATTATATATAAATTTTGTTTGGTTCTTGTTACTCCAACATACCAAACTCTATGTTCTTCGTCTTGCTTGTCTAGACTCTTGTCTACTGCGTCTCTTATCTTTTTAGTATTGTCTAAAATAATTAATACATTGGTAGCTTCACCACCCTTAGCTGCATGTATAGTAGATAGTTTTACTCTTGGGTCTTCTTTTAAGTTTTCTTTATTACGTATCATTTCTCTAATGTATAAACATTCTTCCGGATCAGCTTGAAACACTTCGTACCAATGATCTGTAAAACTAAAACCAAACTCTCCTAAGTCATACATACGTTCTTCAGTCAAAGTTTTATCTACACCTAAAAATTCAAATAGATCTTTGCATTCAGATATTGATAATTTATCTCCATTGGTCCAACGTGTGTAGTCTTGTATGGATCTATAAAGTCTAGTCTTGTAACTCTTGCGTCCTTTGATCTCAAAATATATTCCCATTTCTTTTAAGGTAGGCCCTAACTTTCTAAGTTTGTCATTAGTCCTTGCAAGTATTAACCAATCACCAGAATTAACTGGTACATCTTCTATTGAAGTTACATACTCTACATAACCTTCTTCAGGTCTTGCTGACCATTCTTTTTTAATTCTTCTATGATCCGGTATTCTATTTAAAATACAATTTGCAATGTCCTGTATCTTGCTAGGAATTCTATAGGATTTTTTTAAGAACCTTTCTTTTGCAGGCTCGTTTTGAAACCTTGCAACATCTGCACCAGCCCAGCCATAAATTGCTTGGTCATCATCACCAGCAAGTATAATATGTTTAGAGTTTTTCTTTAATATATCATACATTTTCCACTGTATTGGCGACAAATCTTGAGCTTCATCAATGAATACTACGTCATATTTCGGACACAATTCGGACACATTGAATCGTTCAATCATATCTGTAAAATCTACTAGACCATAAGCTTTTTTGTAGTTATCAACTTCGTCTTTTAAAATCTGTAGTAAATGTTTGTCTATGTCTTGTGAATATAAATCAGTGTTGTACTCATCTTCAATAGTTATATTTTTTATTCTAGCTGCATTAATTATATTAAAATATTGACTATCGGAATCTACAAATCCTGTCTTCTCCTCTCCATTAGAATACACAGTAACTTCTATACCAAGTTTTCTACCTATATCTTCGTAGTGTTCGTCTTGCATAACATTACTTTTTTTCATACCTAACAAAGTAAAAGCCAGTGAGTGTAGGGTTCTAAAATATTTTAAGTCTTTTTTACCATACTTTGGATAAAGATCTAAAGTTCTGTTCACAGCTTCCTCTGCAGCTTTCTTTGTAAATGCAAAGTAGCCTATCTTATCTATTGGTGTACCAAACTTAACTAGAGTCTTTACATAGTTTATGAGTCTAGTTGTTTTCCCTGTTCCCGGAGGCCCGTATATTTTTCTAACGCTCATATCTTCTATCTGTTTTAAACTCAGGTATAATCATTTTATTTTCCTGCGTATGTTTCTTCATAAATCTTAAAAGTCTTATTAAACAACTTGTTTCTTTCATTAAAATCATGTCATGACTTAAATCTTTTTCTCTTTCATTTGTCTGAAATTTTAAACCTATATTCATACGATCTTTTTTCCATTTATTATTAGGATCATATTGAGTATTTTTAATTATGTTTTTACTAGTAATAAATTCATCATCTTTTATTTTTTTTTGAAGAAGGATATTAACTGCTCTACTTACTTTTTCTTTTATCGGTGTATCTTTTAACCACGCTTCTCTTATCGGAAACTTAAAGTAACTTCGTCTACATGTCATGTCCTTCGATAATTCTTCAATAGCTTTATTAGCAAAAACAAATATTACATTTAAATCTGATTCAATATATTTAATTAATTTTTCTGCTTTAGGTAAACTTGTATATAATATTTCAATAACAGTTTCTGGTTTTCCTTTATCATTCATAAGAGTAATATCTGGAATAACAGGTAGGCCATTAAGAAAAAAACTATACTCCATAAAAACTTTATTTTTGTATGGTTTTATGGGTATATAAGTTGTAGCACGTCTTGAATCAGGTTGAAAAGGGTTTTGGTTATATGCCCAATCATTCTCACTACTTTTCATAGTAAAAAAATCTACAAGTATCTTGATTTTAGGGTCATCCCAAGTCATAGTTTCCTTGATCTCTTTCTGCTTTTCGTCTCTTACTTTGTGACTGTACTTGTCCGAAGCATACTCACCGTATATACTTATAGCGAGATCACTTCTTGCAGAAGCATACACATTATTAAAATTATAAGGCTCTAAGTCTAAAATTTTTCTATATACTAATTTTTTTACTATTTGATGAAGAGGGCTTTCTTCTTGATTGTAAACATCAATCTGCATAATACCTATATTTAAAGGTTCCATTAATGTAATTTCCTAAATGAATTAAAAGGCATTTCATTTTGTATAACAAAAACAAGTTCTTTTGCTTCTGATAAAGTTTTTCCTTTTATAAATTTTAAAATCTCGTTTCGATCACGTTCGCGCAGCTCATCTTCCATCTGGCTTAACATTTCTTGAAACTCTGGTGTATTTTCCATGTCATCTTCCATTACATTATCTCCGTGTTATGTTTAATTGTAGTATGATTGATTTTTATGTCTTCAAACTCTTTGATGTCAATCACTACAATGTTCTTAGTAGGTGTATTGTATTTACCTTTTTCTTTTGCAGGGAATCGTTTTTGTTCTAAAAACTCTATGTCACATTTTTTATAATTTACTTTCATCATGACTCCAGTTTTATCCTCTGTGTACTTCCAATTCTTAGATCTAAGTTTGTCGTAAAACTTCTCGAATTTAAAGTAAGCTTTGTCATCTTCTATTAATACTGTCCCTGATTTAAAACTGGCATCATTCATAGCTTTAGGTCCATTAATCTTTGCATGTATTACATCATGTAATTTTTCTTTAGGTGAAGTACCAACTGGCGGACTTACTAACTTCTGTGTTTTGTACAGCATCTCTAAAACCATTTGATCTTCATCACCTTTTATAATCGGTGGTGGAAAACCTGCGGCTCTTGCTATTGCATTCCTACGTTTACGTTGATCATTAACATGTTCAATTGTTTTACAGTGTACGGTAGCCGTACCAATACCATCTGGTTTAGTTACATCAAATTCATACTCTGGTTCGGGGTCTAGGTCTATCTTCTTTAAATTAGTTAGTTCTGGGTATGATCCTTTAGATCCTGCAAGAATACCATGTTTCTTTTTTACACATATTCCTTTTTTACAATAGTCACTGATAGGACTCTGTGTACAAGTATAACCTTTAAATTGTTTTGACCATGATCTAACTTTAGCATTTAATGATTGTTTGTCCCATGCATTTGCATGTAGTGGTTCAAAGTATTTGACTGGAGCATTCATAACTTTCTGTTGCCAACTATCTGGATACTTCATCTTCACAAACACATGATAATTATACATAAATCTGTCCTTGCCATCAAAGCCAGGGTTCCTCATTATCTTACTAAGGTGAGCTAAACACGGTGGTCCATCATCAAACTCTTCGTCAACACCTTCTAAATCTTTATCTTCTATACTTTCTGTTATTGTTTTTAAATTTTCTGCTGTAACTGTATTACTTTCTATAACTGCTATGAATTGATCAAATGTAAAAGATGTACCATCTATATTCATTGCTAACCTTTCAGACTTTTTAAAGTAAGGTAGATTGATAAAGTTACCTTTGTTTAATTGTCCTGTCTCACTATCTTTTGTCAACTGTGTTTGTTTAGGAAATATTTCACAGTCCGGTTTTAATTTAAATAATGGTAATAGGTTACTTAAGAATGATTTAATTAATGCTGCCGGCACAAAATCAGCCATGAATAAATATAAGTGTAGTCCACCACTCTTAGATAATACTGGTATCAAAGGTAGTTTATAATTTTGTATTATATCTATAAAAAATTTCTTATCAAAATCAGTGTAGTTTTTTGGGTCTACATCTATTACACCAAACCTTGCTTCTGAATCTTCATTACAGGGTTGAACACCTATAGATTGTGTTCCTTCTAAATGATTAAGGTATACTTGTTCTGTAAGTTCCTCATCGTTCCATCTATAAATTGGTTTCTGTTTTCCGCTTTCTGGGTCAACTTTTAGTGTAGACATATCTGCTACACCATAAGCCAGCCGGTATCCTTCAAAGAACTTTATATACTTTTTTTCCATATCTATCCTGTCTAAGTGGACCGATTAGTCTCCCGCACGGCCCACACTGTGTACACATACCCCTAAGGGATTATATAATACTAGTTTTCTCTGCTACTTTCGGTTCAACATGTTTTGCTTTCACAGCACCTTTAGAGATACTTTCTGAAAATACTTTTGCTTGTTGATACGTACTTGCGTCAGTTATTGGACCAACTTTACTTACTTCCCAACCAAACCAAGTGCCTTTATCATTAGACATTTGAGTAGTCTTTAGTTTGTAAATGTGGCTAAAAGATGCTGGTGTATATAAACCTGCTTTTCCTTTTAGTTTGATACCAGACATCATTG